ATTTAGATACTTTCTTTAGTGTTAAAAGATCAACAGTAACACCTGAACAACAAAACCAATTAATATTAATATACAACCGTGTATTTAATGGTAATGCTGTTGCAACAAGTTGTGGTAGTTGTTTTTTAAATGGTGTGTATGATAAACTAAACAAAATATTTAAACAGTACAACGATTGAAAGAAGAAGAACTTTTTGAGTATTTAGTTTCTTGTTGTTATCCTGATTTAGTAAAAGCAAAAAGCCAAATGAGCAGGTGGGATTGTTACAGCCCTAAAACCTATCATCGTATTGAGTTAAAATGTAGAACGGTACACTACGATACTTTACTTATAGAAAAGAAGAAGTACGATGCTATTATAGCAAAGTGTGATGATAATTTAGATATACCTATGTATGTAAATTCTACACCTTCTGGTGTATATAGATTTAATTTGTATATTGTTAATCCTGTTTGGCAAATACAATATCATAATACCACAACAGAATTTAAGAACAATAAAAAGATACCTAAAGAAATTGCTTTGTTAGATGTAAGCGAAGCAGAAATATTATAAACAAAGAAACAATGAACAAAAAAATAAACAACCTTAAAGAAATAGAATACTACACTAACTTTAATTTAGTAGGTGAACACATAGTTAAATCAAGAAAACTAAAACCAGACAATCAAGCACTAAATGATATGTACTTTGCGTGGCAAGAAGTAGGGTTTTATGTACACAACCATATTACTAATGAAAAAATGTACGATATATCTTTAAGTGAGTACCGTGCTGATAAGATACGTGCAGTAGAACGTGCAAGAAAAGCTGAATTAAGAATTGTAGAACTTGAACAAAAGTTAGAAAAACTTGAAACCAAAAAAAATTTAGGTTTGTAATTGTTTAAAAAATGTTTATATTAGTAGAATAATTATAAACAAAGAACAATGAAAAATATAGATAAACTAATTGAGTTGTATGAAATGGCATACAATGAAAACGACCATTTAATTATGGCAAATTTAATTCACACAATAATTACAGATATTGTAGAAGATGATTCAACATCAGTTGAGCAATCTCGTTTAATATTTGATAGAACATCTAAAATTAGAAAACAATCATTTGTTAAATTATGAAAATACTAAACTTATATGCTTGTCTTGGTGGTAACAGGTATAAGTGGGATGAGGTAACTAATATTGAAGTTACAGCTGTTGAATGGGATGAGGAACTTGCACGAATGTATCAAGAACGTTTCCCTAATGACAACGTAGTAGTAGCAGATGCACATAAATATCTACTTGACCATTATAAAGAGTTTGATTTTATCTGGAGCAGTCCTCCTTGTCCAACTCATAGTAGAGCAAGATTTGCAAGAAAATCAACTACTTCACCTGCTTATCCTGATATGAAATTATATCAAGAAATAATATTTTTAGATAAATGGTTTAACGGTAAATATGTTGTAGAAAACGTAATTCCTTATTATGAACCATTAATACTTGCTAAAAAAAGAGGTAGGCATTTATATTGGACTAATTTTAATTTACCTACAAATTTAAATGAAAGAAAATCTTCAATTATGGAGGGTAAAAATGAAGTAGAAAGATGGATAGAATTTCATCAATATAATTTTAGAAAATACAAAGGAAAACAAAGTGTTCAAAAAATAGCGAGAAACTTGGTTGACTATGAAGCTGGTAAAACAATACTTGAAACAGCAATAGGATTAATAAATAAACAAAACGAAAAACAAACAACAATATTTGATTTATGATAACATTACTAAACGGTGAGCATTGGGGCAAAGAAGAAATACTAACACAAATGTATGATGATGATTTTTACTATGGGCATCTTGGTAAGAATGCATTAAGTTCTTCATCACTTAAAACACTTCTTAAAAGTCCAAAAACATATAGAAACATATTAAACTATGGTGATCCTAATTCAGATAGTCCAGCACTTTCAGCAGGTAAGTTAGTACATTGGATGATACTTGAAAGCCATAAAATAGATAAGTTACACTTTGTAGATGCTACCACAAAAAACACTAAAGTATATAAAGAAGCAAAAGCAAAGTATGGTGAGGTATTTCTTACAAAAGAAAGAAGTGCAGCAGAAAGATTAACAGATGCAGTATTAAGAAATGAAGCAGCAATTAAATTATTAAACAATAGTGAGTTTGAAGTACCTGAAATACAAATGATAGAAGGGTTAGCATTTCGTGGTAAAGCAGATATTATACAAGGCAATACAATAATAGATTTAAAAACAACAGCCGAACTAAACACCTTTAAATATAGTGCTGATAAGTATGGATATGATTTACAAGCGTGGTTGTACTTAAAACTATTTGATAAGAAAAAGTTTACGTTTCTGGTAATAGATAAAGCAAGTACTGATATAGGTATATTTGAAACTACTGAAGAATTTTTAGCAAGAGGTGAAAACAAATTTAAACAAGCAGTAGATAACTACAAATACTTCTTTGAACAAGATAATGATTTAGATCAGTACGTAATGAGAGGTATATTATAAACAAAAAATATGGATGCACTACAATTAAGAGATAATGCTAAACAACAATTAGCAGAAATAAGAACAATAGAAACAGGAGTTGAATACCTTAACAAAGTAAAAGCTATAGAAACTTGGGCAAAAGCTGAAAAGAAAGATGCTGAACTACAAAACATAATAGCAGAACAAAAGTTAAGAACCCAAAGAATATTAGGTGGGTTACTAAACGAAAGCGATATAGGTAAAGGACGCCCAAATAAAATGTCGAAGACCACGACATTTAATTCTTTAAAAGATGTTGGTATAAATAGAGATCAGTCTTCAGCATTTCAGAAAATAGCTTCTTTACCACAAGAAATATTTGAAGAAGAAATAGCAACAGCAAAAGAAGAAACTAATAAAAGGATTGAACTTACTACAAGTAAACTTTTAAAAGCTGCAAAACAATATGAAAAAGATAAAAAAAGAAAAGCACAAGGTGATGTAATTAAAACAATTAATATATCAGATAAAATTAAAAATGGCGATAGTTTAAAAATACTTAAAACACTACCAAATAATTCTATTGATATTGTTTTAACTGATCCACCTTATGGTATAGATTACAAAAGCAATAGAAGCGAATATAAAAACTCTATAACAAGTAGAGGTTTGCTAAATGATAGTAAAACAGATGCGTTTTTTTTATTAGATGAAACTTGTAAAATATTATTAGATAAAACAGCAGAAAATTCACACTTATATTTTTTTTGTAGCTGGTCTGTATTTAGTGATTTTAAATCTATAATTAGTAAATACTTTACAATAAAAACACCAATAGTATGGGATAAACAAAATAAAGGTTCTGGTGATTTAGAAAATGATTGGGGTAACCAAACTGAATTAATTATTTATTGTACCAAAGGAAAGAAAAATATAAACTATAGAAAAGGTAATGTTATATCAATACCTAAAGTACATAGTAGTAAATTAATACATCCAACACAAAAACCTACTGAACTTATAAAAGAAATACTTGAGGTTAGTGCTTTAAAAAATGATTTTGTTGTTGATCCTTTTATGGGTAGTGGTAGCACAATAAAGGCTTGTGATGAATATGGGTTAAAATCTTTTGGAATAGAATTAGATAAACAAATGTTTTTGTTAGCAAACAAATTTATAAATGAGGGAACAAGAAACTAAATACGAACAAGAAATATTAAAACATATATCTGAATCTTACAAAGATATTGATTTTAATAAATTTAGTATAATAAAAAAATCAAGTGAATATCAAGATAAACATTTATCTTTTGATATGTTATTTACAACAAATTTTAATGTTTCTGTAAGAATAAGGCAAAATAAATATAAAATATATCAAGATTTAACTATTAGATCACAAAGTGAAAATTATGGTAAAACAGAAATAGATAAAATATTAGAAGGTAAAGCACAAGTATATTTTTATGCTTACGAAAACAAAAAAAGAACAAAATTAGAACATATTAATATATGTGATGTAGATATAATTCGTGAGTTGTATAAATTAAAAAAATATAAAGTAAAAGCTAATATATTTGATAATACTAAATTTATGGCATTTGATTTTAAGGACATAAAAGATATTGCAAACAATTCTAATATGTTTTTTATAACAATAGATAACCTTGAATAAAAAAATAATAGAAGAATTTTATTTACTTGCTTTAGTAGATATAGTAAATGGTAAAGATATTAATGAACTTGAAGAAACAATAAAACTATATGAAAAAGAAGAACAGTACGAAGCGTGTGCAGGAATACAAAAAGCAATACACGAATCAGGATATTTAACAATTAAAGAAATAATAGAAAGAAACAAATTATGAGTGCAAAATTAATTAAAGAAATAGTAGAACAACATTACAAATTAGATATAACTACAAAAACAAGAAAACGTGAATACGTAGAAGCACGTGCAATATACTTTTACCTTACAAGGCAATATACAAGAATGTCATTATCTTCTATAGGTAAAACAATGGGTAGGGATCATTCAACAGTATTACACTTTGAAAGGCTTATGCCACA